TACATTGGCCTTCAATGACGCTTGTAGACCCTCAAGTCCATTTTTTAGTGAGCTAAATAGCCCAGCTATACCATTACCTTTAAGTCCTGAACCAAGGCCATCTGTGAACTTAGAAAGTCCAAATAGTATCTTAGTGAAAATACCCTTGTTTATTAATTCAAATGCATCACTAATGTTATCCATCGTGAATGCCTTAACTAGTATGTCTCTAACTTTACCAAGAGATTCAGAAATTACTCTCCCAAACTCTTTTAATAGTGGGAATCGTTCTGTTAATCCTGTAAAGAATCCTACTACTGCTTCCCTCATCCTAGCAAATACCGAAATGTTGGTTTTAGCATTATCACTTAATACTTTAAATACGTTTAATGAGCTAACTGATTCCTTCACTTTATCGAACGAATCTTTAGCCTTTTCAGCACCGCTACTCAGTATACCAAAGAATCCACCATCCTTACCTAGGGCAATCTCTGGTGTTTTGAATGCTGGTAAGCCTAACATAAATTGAAGTCTACTTACAACACCCTTGATTGTATCCATTACCTTGTCGCCTGCCTCAGCCCATCCTTCAAACTCAGATATGAATCGTCCGAATGCTCCAGCTGCGTCTAACACTGTGTTCTTAAGTTCTCCAGCCTCGGAATTGAAGTTGAATAGGAATTTAAGAACCTTAGCCCCAAGGTCGACTACTTTTCTCAAAACAGTAAAAATACCAAGGAAGATGTAGTATAGATTATCCCGATTTTCTTCTCCTATTTTGAGAGATTCTGTGAAAGTTACCAACCAACCACTAATCGCTTTCAATTGCTCAGCTGTTGTCGCTGGAAAGAGCTCTCTAAATGCCGAACTAACTGGTTCTATAGCCCACTGTAATGCTGTGAATGCGTTTCTAAGCGAATCTATCAGATCTGCTCGACCACCCATGTCAACGAAGCCTGAAACGACCTCATTCCTAGCATCGGCAGAAGCTCCTATAAGTGTACCTAGTGTTTCACTAATCTCTGTAAACAGAACCTTAGCTTCTTCGAAGTCACCTATTAACATTCTCCATGTTTGAGACCATCCTGATTGAGCTGCTTCGGCTAATGTGTCCATTAATTGCGTGAACGTCTTAACCTTAGTAGCTGCATCATTAGCCATTGTACCTAGCTTGATTATCTCATCAATTTGGTCTTCTGTGTAACCAGTATTTGCTAATTGCTCTCTTGACAAGTCTCCTGTGAACTTAGCCAACGTTTGTGTTAGGATGTCTGATGTTAACCATCCTTCACGTAATGTTTCTCTAAATGATCCAGCGTTTTCAATGATGTCATCGATTGCTACACCACTAACTCTAGCTGTTTCTGTTAATGCGTCCTGGAATACTGCCCCACCCATACCGGCGTTTACAACTGAATTCCAATCTTGTAGTCTAAGTGTTCCAGATGACAATGCTTGTGATAGCTGATACATTGCTGTACTTGCTTGTTGCGAAGTCGAACCTGAAACAGCTGCTAAGTTTGCAATACCTTTGATTGCCTGAACAGAAGTGTCTAGTTTAACCCCAGCAGCAGTGAATGTACCGATGTTTCTAGTCATCTGCGTAAAGTTATAGATCGTTCTATCAGCATATAGATTCAATTCATCTAATGCAGCGTTGACGATCTCAATATTAGTTCCTTCTTTTCCTGTATTCGCTAAAATTGTCTGAACGGCATTGATTTGTGTCTCATACTCTTCAAACCCGGATTTAAGCGGCTTAAATGTCAGTGCGAAACCTATTCTCTTACCTGCCTCTACTGCAGAGTTAGCTACATTCTGTATAGCTGTTATTCCGGCGATACTCCAAATCGAGAATCGTCCTTTTAAATAATCTAGACTATTAGAAATTGATTCCATTTTGACGCCTTTGCTAGCTCTGTTTAATTCGTCCATCCCTTTGACTGCACCACTGAAATCAAGGCTCTTTTTAAGATCACCTATACTTTTGATGCTCTGTTGTATAGCCTTTTCAAACTGTCGATTGTCAAATTGCATTTCAACAATACGTGTATCTTTAGAACTCATAGTCTACTAACCTCCTTCCCTATCTCACGGTTAATACTATCGAATATTGGTCTAATAGCTTGTTGTATAAACGGTCGACCTTTAATCCAGCTACCATCTCTAGCGCCATGGCCGTATTCTATAAGTATTACAACCGGTACTCCATCTGCCATGTTTAGGTTGTGGAACTCAAGGGACATTTTACCGTCGATGTCCTTAATACTATACTTCCATGAATTGGAAGTTTCACTAGTGTCTCGAGGAGTACTTTTAGATAGTTCGGTTAAGCCTCTAACACCATACTTATCGAGTATCTTATAGATAAGTTTGTTCATGTCCTTTGCTGACTTAAAGAATGATTCAATATTACTAAAGCTACCTCTATGTTTTACTTTTATCATTAGTTACCAACCCTTCTTACACTTATGACGGTGGATTAAACGCTGGTTTAATTTTTTCATACCCCGTAAAGCTTAGTGATTTACCACCACTAAATATTATTACTGGTGATTCAGCCACAACCCCTTTATCAGAGCTATCAATAATCATGTTATACCCCTGCTTAGATAGTTTCTTGAAATACGCCTCTCTAATAGGTTGTAGCTCTTTTGCGTATAATAGGCTCATGAATTTGTTATATGTTTTCGTCTGATACTTAGGATCCCCCTCAACAGCTTTTGTAAGTGCCTTCTCGAGACCCTTCAATGTTGATAGTTTAGATTTAGATTTCAACGTTTTAGCAACGTCCCCAACCTTCCTATCACCAATTAACTTTATAAACTCGTCAACCTGCTTCTTCTCACTTGGTGATACTAGCGCTTTAGAAGCTTTATACTTAACATTAACTGCATCACCAACACCTAATAACCATTCATATTGCTCCTTATCGGAAGCCTTAAACGACGCGTATTTGAAACCTTTATCTTTCTCATCGCCCTTACGGGCTATTCGGTTTATTGTTGTACCTTTTTTCAGAGTGACGCCCTCTGTTTTATCATCGAAATATCTTTTGTATTGCTTCCTAACACCCTTTAACTTACGTGGGGAACCACCTTCAGCCGACTTTCGGACCCCCCAACGCATACCTTTTACACCAAAATGGACTAACGTAGTATCCAAAATATCACCCCTATCATCCTTTTGATCCTGACTCTCTTCTACGTGCTGCGTTCTGAGCTTGATTACTCTTCATCGTATCACGTTTAGACATGGTATTATCCTTCGACGCCTTAATATTACATATGCGAATTAGCATTAGTAACCTATTCAAATGCCACTTCTGACACTCCATAGGAATGTTTAACGATACCATCCAATAGTAGACAATATCAGCTGTTATTATCTCACGATTTGGACTAGTTCGTCTATTGCTCTGTATAGTAGCCCCAGTCATTGGCGCCTCTATATAGTTATTAACCTTCTTTAATATATCATCAGGGAGATTATGGTACACTGATGGATCAACGTTCTGCGTAATTGTCATACATCGAATATAGTCCATAGTCTCCTCTAGTTTTCTATTTTTATCCTTACCTAAGAACGGTTTACACCACTTACTTTCCCATTTAGCCAGAGAGACTAACGAGTGTTGTAATTTTAATGTAACTTCTCTTCCTGGTACGAATGTTTTATTCGATGCATCGAATCCCTCCTCGGTCTTAAATGTGAGTTCAAGCATTATTCGTTAGGTAGTACGCCTTTAATAAACGCAGCTGCTTTATTAGCATCAGTAGCAATTTCAACATATAACTCATCGAACGCTGCTGATTGCGAGAACTCTTTAGTAGCTTGAGGTTCCTTAATAAAGCGTCTACCGTCCTCTGATTTAACACCATAAGAACTTAAGATAATTTCTTTAAAGACCGATACAATTTCAGCATTATCTTTTGTATCAACAACTCTTTTAATATGTGCTTCTAATCCACCGGATTTACCAGCTTCCATTTCGATAATATCCACTTTAGATAGATGGAAATATGCTTCTTCCACTTGTTCATTCCCGTTAAAATCTGTAAATTTAATAGCTTTCTTTAACATAATAATTCTCCTTTTATTTTTTTTAGTTGAAAAAAAAAGCAAGTGTATTTAAATAGACCTGCTTTTTATGTATTATTTTTGTGACATAGTGTAGTGACAAATGAGTTATACCTGCATTAATAATATAGAAATTGTAACATCCGTTACTCTTTCTTTTTTATTTTTTTTTGGGAACCAGTATGGAACCAATATGCATGAAATAAAATTACACCCCTATAAGAAATATTTCAAATATAACCCATTTGTTACCACACTATGCCTTGATTAAATTAAACTAAGCAGCCCTTTTGAGAGCCAAACATTTTTGTAAGGATTCCCCTTAATTTTATTTTGGACAAGGGCCGCTTAGTTAGTTTTTTATACTGCTTCTAAGATAGCAATAATCTCGTCTGGTAATGGTAATTCAGCATCCGTTGGACCATCAGTACCGTATAACAGATCTTCGATCAAAGCTAATTTAGTAGGGTCAGTAGTTCTTGAGTCGATTTCTAAAGACGCAGTTCTATCGAACCCTGCGATTTCAACTTCACTAGTTGTGAAGTTCCAGCTAAATGTAGCTAATTCAGGTGACTCATTGATAGTGTCTGCTGATCTCTCAGATGGAGCAGCTAACATACCATAAATCAAATGGATCTTATATCCTAATTCGGCATCCAAATCGTTACCGATTCTAGTCTTGTAAGATATACCAAACTCTTTACGAGGTTGTTGGTTAGCTTTAACACCTGAAGCAATACCTCCGATATCAGCTGAACCATCACATACTGCAAATTCATCTGGATACGTATATGCTTCCAATGAACCTTCTAATAACTCTTTTGATAACAAGTTTGCATACTTAATGTTATCAGCATAGAACGGTGTTGCTTCTCCACCAGTTGGTGACTGTGATACATTCATAAGACCATTCCATGGAACACCCAATGGGTAATCCCCACCTTGTACATCCTTAACGTATAACACACAGTTTCTAACGCCGTGTTCATAGACATTATCACCGGCTTGATTAAATAATAATTTTGCCATGTTCTAGTTTCCTCCTAATAATAGATTGAGTACGCATAATGATTTAGATTATCAGAGATGTAGGAACTTTGGAAACGTGACGCTTCCAACTTCGCTAGGCTCATGATCGCCGCACCTACTGGTAATTCTTGTATCAATATGACTCTGTACTTTATTTTAATTGAGTATGGTATATCATCCGCGTATTCGGAGTCTAAATCGGCTAGCGAATAGACTATACATGGATAAGTCATCTTTGATTTTTCTGGTGGTTGAAAATATACTTTATTCTCAGCCCCAACAATACCTTGCAGTATTGCGTGAAAATCAGCTCTGGTTCTTGGTGCCATTATATACACTTCCGAGAGTTAATATAATTCTTGGATGTTCAATGACCATACTCACAACTTCCCATTTAACACCCATATATACAACATACTTAATGTTGTACGCATT